CAATGTCCTGTTGCAGTGCGGGGACGCGCTGGTAGTACACGACTTCGAGAATGTCGTTGTCGGTGGGCGGTGCCACCTGAATCTGGTTGGCGATGACCGTGTAGTAGCGCTGGGTCTCTCTACGGTTGGTGGCGTTCATCTGCTCTGGGTTGACGTAGATCAGCGTCATGCCGCCAACGGGGTGGTAACCAGTGCCCTCGTTAATGGACTGACTGCCCCTGCGTACCAACTCCACGTCCCGGAAGCCGCCCCAGTCACCGGGTAGACCGTAGTACTCCTTGTTACGCTCCAGCCAGATCTGAGCACGCACCGACTGCTCGCCAGTCTTCAGGGCGCTATTGATCTTGGACTCCACCACCTTGGTGAAGCCCGGAATGGCGTTGACCAGTTCCTGATCGTATCGATCAACGTAGGATTGGGCCGCGTCTTTAACTTGCTTGTAATTCATACTGGCCACCTCCACCATTGGTCATTGCCCATTTGTTCGTACTCGTAAGCTACGTTATCGGTTGAGTGGAATTTGATTGTCGGTATATGCGCGGCCCCTTGGTTGTAGTAGCAACCAACCTTGAAGTGCTTATCCCAAGTCTTGGGGTAGTACTGGAAGGACGGCTTTATGACGCCCCTGTGGACAACTCTTGTAGTGACCTCCCAGCACCTCTTAACGAACGAGTCATACGGATCATTAAGGCATGGCGGTCTGTTTCCGTTAGCGTCTTCGGGGGCAAAGTGAATAGTCTTTAAACTGCTCCCAAACTGGTAATCCATGACAAGACCATCGCCATCCAAGCAAAGAAACTTGCCGGGGTGCTCGTGCAGGGTGTGTACGGTTATCTGGTCAGCTATCTTGGCTTGGCTGTAGAGGTAATGGCCAGCCATCTCCTCCATGATAGTTCTTGGTAATTCGACTTCCTCTTCAAAGAACTCGAACTTCGGCATATCGCCTGACTTGTATGAACCAGAAGACTTCAGGCACGTCACATCCCAGTACGTTTTACTGCTTTGTGTAGAGACTCTCGTGCACTGGTACAGACCCCAGTTATCTTTATCAAGGAACAACTCAAACTTTGTTCCAACAGATTCTGGGTCTGTTATCGTTTCAGTGAAGTCCTTGCCAGATTGATCAAGATAGCCGTTGCCCCAGTAAAAGCGACCTACCTCTGAAAACTCACCGCTGGACATTCCTGTAGTGTTGCCGTTGGTAGGCATACATTTTCCGGTACTGTAGTTGCCGTACAGCATCCAGACACCTTCGTCCTTGATTGGGACGATAGTGTTCAGTTCCTGCTTCATGAAGTCGATCTGACCCTGAAGTTCAGCATCGCCTTTATTAGACACGTCGATCACGCCGTCTATCGACGCGTTTAGCTGGTCGGTGGTGGCGAAGGCGGACGGCTTCCCGCCGTAGTTCATTTCGACCTTTCTGGAGTCTTTGTTTACTCTTCCATCGGTGGAACCAAGGGTCGCGAAGGCGGGCGTTCCCCTGATGGACTTAACCTCGAAGCGGAACCCATCATAACCACTTGACCCGTTAATCTTCTCGACGAACGGGCCTACCTGAATGTCAACGTACTGATCATTGCCAGAGTGAGTGTGCTCTCTAGGTACAAAGAAGTTGAGCCACTCACCCTCCTCCAACAATTCGTCCCACTCAGTAAAATCGTTTGTCGAGCCATCAACCAAATACAGACCCCTGTTGATATCAAAGTGGGTTGTGGTTGTTAGGTCGCCAGTGCCGTCGTTGTAAAGGTGGACGCTCCCCGAATACCCCGATGTAAGAAATGTCTCTTTGCAATAGAGCCACGTCAACTTTCTTCGGTAGTCAGTCTCGCCTTCTGGCGGTGGCTCGCTAATGTCCGGGACTTCCAGAGTCTCTAGGAACTCGTTGATCTCATCGATGTCACCTTGCAGTTCGCCAAACTCAGGGTGCGTATGATCCTTCCGCGCATAGCGGTCATCGAGTTCTGACAGGTCTATACTCTGATCATTCAACTCGAAGAATCGGATCTCGCACGTAGCGTTAACGAGGAAGTTGTTGCCCTTCTCTTTCAGGGTTACAGGGATCTCGCTGATGCCTTGCCCGTTAGCCTCTCCAGCCACAACAAACAGCACAAAGTTTTCGGGGTTGTTTATATCGACAAGTTCGACATAGTCGCCCACGCTGATATCGCCCACGCCAACCGTCAGACCATTTAGGTCAGTGTTGTTCAACTGGATGATGTTGTTGCTGGCGGATAGGTCATCAGACCCCAGAGCAAACTCGCCGGGGTTGCGGGCCATCACGTCGCCCATGAAGCCAACGTACTTCCACTGGCCGTGAGTCTTGCGTACCAGTAACGTATCGAGCGCCAGCGCCAGTTCGGTGATCTCGGTCTGCAACGTGTTGTCGCCAGCTATACGGGCGGCAGTCTCATCAGCCAGATCTTTCTTGATGCCTGAGTCATCGTACTCGGGGTGCTCAATCTTGCCGATCTCGGTCTGTACATACGTCTCAGTGGCGTAACCGTCAAGGCTGGGGATTAAAGCCTCAACCCCCTGAATGGAACTGTTAACGTATTCTTCAGTAGCGTAGCCAGAGAGGTCAGTCTCGGGGATCGCGTCGATCTGCCCAGTGACCCATTCCTCAGTCGCGTAGCCCGTTAGGTCAACGCCCTCTGGGAACTCGATATTCGCGATGGATTCGTCAACGTAGTCCTCGGTTGCGTAGCCAGTAAGGTCAGGCGCTTCGAGTTCGTCGATCTGCTCTTGCAGTACCTTGTCGCCGTCAGTCGCAACCTTGATGGCCGCGTTCAGGACGTTCAGTTCGGTTTCGTCTACGTAATCAATCGTGGCGTAGTCGCTAAGGTCTACGTCGCCGCCACCAGCCTCTATGCCCTCGATCTCCTGATCGAGTCGCTGGATCTCACTGGCGATAAATCGGTTAGCGTCTTTCTGGTTCTCTAACTCGGGTAAATCTCTGGTGGGCATAAACTGCCCGCGTGTATTACGCAGGGGGTCATCAGGCTCCAGCCCGACCATGCTGGTAGTAACCTCACCAGCCTCGCCCGCAACAGGGAAATCGGCACGCACGTTCGCGCCACCCTTGATTCCAACGACTTCCATGCCCTCGGTATCGGTGATCTTGTTAAAGTCCGAAAACTTTTTAGTTGTAGCCTCACGGACTGAACCCTCCGCCTTCACGAAGAGTTTCGGGAGCCAGTCTGGAATCAGTGACTTCATTTATTTCTCCGGTGCTAGGAACTTCTCGCCACTTTCCTCGGTCATCACGTTCCCGGCCTCTGTGGCCAGCATCGATATGGGCGGGTCGTTCGGGTCGGGAGGGGTGAGGTTCTGCAACTCCTCCATGTTGATGTAGGCACCCGTCGTGTGCCATGTCTTGCCGCCGCCTGCCTTGACGCCAGTGACGCCTCGGTTCCGGGTTCGGTGCATAATGAGTGGCATATCAGATCCTAAAGTTGTCGTTCAGCATGAACGGCTTGATGTCTTCCTCTTGGAAGAACTTGGCGAACTCGCGCTGTTGATCCTTAGCGCTGAGTTGCAGAAATCCTTTGTATTTCCCGTTGTGGGATCGGCCATCATTAGCCGCGCTGAATACTTCGATGGGGATGGTCGCAACCATGCGGAAGCCCTCTACGTCTTTGGTGCCGCCGTCGTTGCGTACCGCCTGAGCCAACTCTGCTACTGCGTCGTAGTTAGCCGCGTACTTGCGGACATACATCTTGTCTTCGCTGGGCTGGTACTTCCATTCGACGCCCGTACCATCCTGCTGGTAATGCAGATCGCTCATTTGAAATTCCTATAGAAAAAGAGCCCCCTCCGAAGAGGGGGCTAGTGGTTTTACTCGACTGCTTCTTGCGAGCCGTCGACGCCCACGATCATCGCGTGGGCTTTTTCCGTATGGCACCGCACGCCCCAGTCCACGCTGATTTGGCGCTTCTCGGCCAAGCCAGTTTTGGCTAAGGTGTCGGTACGGTAGCCTTCCAAGTAGGACAGAGATACGTACTCTGGATCCAACAGGAAGATGTTGTCGCTGGTGCTGGTAACAAGACCAGTGCCAGCGTCAACAGCGCCGTTGCCCGGTTGCAGGCGG